GCTTTAGCACTTCTAGATAATGCAGAGAAAGCTTGCTGTACTGCGAATATGGTAGCAGCTGCTCCAGCGTAAGCAGCAACAAGCCCGCCCAAACCATTGGCTTGGGCAGAAAAAGCTCTACCAGTACTAGCACTAGATTGCGCTAATCTGGTTTGACTTTTATTTAAGGTATTAGTAGCAGTAGCAATACCTACTATGCTTGCTTTTGCTTTATCTCCACCTCTTGCTAAGATATTGATAATCATATTGGTGTTTACCACAGCGCTGTCTCCTATTTATTCTTTCTATCTGCTTTTTGTCTTTCTCTATCACAAAATTTAGCATATTCACTATTACAAACAAGTATAAGATCTACTACTTTTCTATAATCATATATATCATATAATTCTAAGAAAAAAGATAATTCGGAATAATCTTTACCATACCACCCTACAGCTGCTCCATCTACTTTATCAGGTAGTATATTATATATATATAAAGCTTGCTGAGATTCTATGGTTAACTGACCGTAATCTAGAAACTTTTCAGCTTCTCTCTGATATAATTCATCAGTATCCCAACCCATTTGTTCATATAAATCTAATTCTTGTTCCATATCTAATTTCTTACCTCCAACTAACTCTTGCTGGAGGTAAGTTTTTAGTTTTTTACTTCTTTCTCGTCCGCCGCTTCCTGGAAGGTCGTAATATCAACCATGATATCAGTAAGAAACTGATCAAATGTAGTACTATTTTGAAGCAATGCCAAAGCATCTTCTGGTGTATAAGGTACTTCGTCATTTTCATTCTCATCTGAAATATCTACTAACATTAATTCTTTAAGGTGTTTAATTTTTAAACCCTTCCAATCTTTTACTGCTGCATCACAATATAGTTCAGTAAATTTATCGTTGTCAATAATTTCTTCCATTTCTTTACTAGATCTACTTCTTTTTCTCGTTAAACAAGCATTTCTTATTTTAGTTAATTTCTCTCTGCTTAAGTAATTAAGCGTAATGAAAAAATCTGGAATATCCGGATATTCAACCTCACTTAATCTTTCGTTTACTTTTACTTTATTAATAATTCCCATTTTTTTACCTTTCTATATATAAAAAATGAGCGTTTGTACGTTGTTTGACTAACAGATGCGGTGAGGGGAGAACCACAAGCTCGTCTAACGTACAAACGCCCTATTTCTTTATCTTTGTTAATTAATCCCCTCAGACTATTTTAACTACCGTGTTTTACGAATATATCAAATTCTCCACCGTTTCCACAACTTGAATCAGGTTCCTGTGCTTGGAAAGATACCTGAACACTGATTACATCCTCTACTGCGTGTGTAGGGAAATCATATTGTACTGTAGGATGGTAGAATGCAATAGCTGGTCCAGTAGTTCCGCCAATTTGTAGGTTTGCATTAGCAGCACTACTGTGACTTACTCTACTATCGTTTACTATTTCTTTTAAGAACTTAGCAGATTGAGTATCTCCGTGTCTTAGATAAGCACTAAAACTTCCTGTTATAGTTCTACTACCGGCAAAGTTTCCGATAGGAGCGTTAAGAGTATTAAGTTCTTCAGGAATTAAATATGAAATATTGTTATTTAAAGTCCAACTTAAACTAGTTACAGGGAAAGTATAATTAACATCTGCTCCACCTTCAGGTGTGTGATGTACGTCAATAGTGGATAATCTATTTTTGATAAATCTACTAGTAACAGCAGCTCCAGATACGTTTGAAGAAGCCCATGTATGAAAACTAGCATCTTTTGTTAAAGTTAATACATTTGCATTAGCAGATACACTAGTACCGTCATTTAATACTCCACCAAATACACTAACTGCGTTATTTCTTTTGACCCCAGTTAACTCAATAAGATCGGTACCAAAACCGGACCAAGTAGTACTAGCTATGCCGTCAATAGCAGCATCTACTGAAGCTTCATTAACAGCAGCATTAGCTACTTGATAAAATACGTTATCCATTTTAATATACAGATGGTTTTCTTGAGCTACCGCAAAGTTAGGGTTATGCTGAGCTATATTAACACTAGCAGCTCTAACAGCCGTAGTATATACTCCTGTATCTTCCCAAGCACTTTGCTGTGCTTCTCCGGCAGCGGGTGCTGTGTTATTTAAAGCAGCCTGCCATAGGAACCAATCCGCTAAAGGCTTAACGTTGCCTGTAGAACTTAAATCAGTAACGCTTTCAGAATTAGTAGGTCTAATATAGCATTGAAAATTCCATTCTGTAGGGTTGTAGGTTGTGTTATATCTTTTTACACTTCTATCAGGAGTTAGCCCACTTTCTAAGGTGGTGATATCCTGAGTAGCAGCGGATTGAGATACGGCGTATCCAGCTAATACTTCAACTTCCCAAGTATTACTTGGAGTCATATCAGTAACGACTGCACCGCTATCTAGGTCGATAGTAGAGTAAAATATCTTACTATCGCGTTGTAGGTTTAGGTTACAACTCATTTGCTATCTCCTTTATAAAGCATATTTTACGATTATAGTTAATTCACCAAACGCATAGGGGTCTAATAGCCCTTCATCAGTACTAATAGATTCTATAATTATATCCTCTATTTCTAGCTGAGAATCGTATGATAAATTATATATTACATGCTCTATATCATCCATCAAATTTGATAACTCTTCTCTAGAATTATCGGATTTGTGAAAAGCTCTTAAATTTATAGGAAGTATTCCTTCTACTAAGTTTGCAGAATTATATATTCTTTCTTCAAGCCCTCCTAGTAAGTAAACACTAGGAAAATCATTAATACTATCCAAAAACTTAAATCCTCTAAAAACATTAGTAAATATATGTTGATTGTAGGTATAAGTAGGATCGAAAGTTGAAACTTCACCATTTATTAGTTTAAGATTATTTATTACATTAGTAATTATGTTATTTCTTTTACTCATTTAGTATACCAAATTCAAATTTTAATACAAAATTTAAAATTTTAAAAACCCTTGAAAATATTAAATTTTACGCCAGCAGTCTTAAGCATAACTCGGCGTATGCTTTCTTCTATTAGTTTTCTCGGGTCTCTAGACCCTGATTCATGAACAGTGTATATAGGATTAAAAAAGTATAATATTGATTTAGTTTTTCTATTATAAAATACTTCTACGCTTTTAGCAAACCTACCTGTTCTATATGTCAATATATTTTCCGACAAAGGTTTTCCGCCAATAGGACCTTTAGGCATTCGATTACCTATGCTTATTCTTACTCTACGTTGTAATTCCTTTTGGGATATACCACCCATTAACGCGTCAAATGCAGCTAAGGTGTTACCTACCATTCCTGATCTTGTTGTGGCCATTATTGCTCCTTAGTCGTCCAACTCACCTAACTCATCTGGTTCATCTAATACTGTCTGTCCTACTAAACTAGATAATTCATCAGTAGTGTTTAGTCCTATAGAAATATTCAAGTTACCTGTATTTACTCCGGTTAGTAAATCTCGTAAGAACCCTTTCTCACCTCCAGGGTGACTTTTTATAGCACTTGTAGTAGCTACTTCCATAGCGCGCTTACCGTTGGCACTTCTAGATATTTTTTGTTGTAGTTTTCTAATTATTTCCCGCATAGCTTTAGGTTTTACAAATATATTAACTTTCAGAGTAGATGGGTTTATACTTACGGCTAAATCTTTTAAACCTAGTTTACCGCCACCTACATTAGCTATTGCTACTCCCAAAGATTTCCTAGTACCATCAACTCCTACAATAGTTATAGGAACAGTAAAAAATTGAATTTTTCTCATAAAACTATTATTAGTTTTTAACCCTTCTAATACACTTTTTTTAGCTAATTCTAATGCTGCAGGATCTTTCTTCAAAATCTCAATTATAGTAGAGTTATGTTTATTTTTAAAATTAATATTTCCATCTCTTATTGACGTTATAGTTTCTTGTGAGCGTTTACCTGTTTCTTTATTATCTATATTGCTTAATGATAAAGTGGTTCCTCCAATTTTGAATCCAAAATTTGAGGAAGCAAAATCTCCTTTTGCATCTCTATCTAATTTTAATCCTTTATTTTTTACTTCTAAACCATCTAGAGATTCCCTAATTTCAGGCATTATAGGATCTGTTACTCCGCTAGTATTTGAGCTAGAAAAATGTTTAAAAATAAAGTTTCTAAAACTAGTAGTTTTACTAAGTATTCCTTTTAATTTAATATCCGCCTTACCGCTTGCAGCAGTATTAGTAGCTCTAGAAAAAGGACCTAATTTCATATCTTTTATTAAGGTTCTTTCTAAAGATTCTCCTAATAGAGTACTAATATTAGTAGTACCTTTTTTAACTACTAAATCTTTAATTTCTTTCTGTACTGCTTGAGTATTGATTTCATACAATAAAAATTGAACCACTTATAAAATCCTATAAAAATCCAATATTCTTTTAATATGTTTAGGATAGTTATTAGATAAAGGAAATGAATTTTTATTCTGACCTTCAAAGCTGAAACTATCAGAACCTTGTTCGTTTTTATGTACTATTTTTATATAATCTAAAACTGCTAATTGCAGATCTTCAGGTACTGTAAGAAATCCACCGCCGTATATGATTTTAACTCCTCTAGGGTAATTATTAAAAAAAGAATAATTACCTAAGTCTATTGTTGGAGAAGCTTTACCATCGGTTATTCTTCTTATTTCTCCGGTATCTTCGTAAAACATGTATTGCAATACAGTACTACTATTACCTACCCCGTCCGGTAAACTACCGTCGGCATTAGGACCGCTTAAGTTAGAGTAAGTATTACCATCATATTCCGCTACTACATTAACATTATTAATAGGTAAGTTATCGACGAAGATGCTAGGAACTCCTCCGTCATGATATTCAGTATAGTTATTAGCTATAAATTCTCTACCACAGTAATTTTGGAATGCTGTAGTAACTGAGTTAATTATATTAGCTAACCTAGCATCGCTAGTATTACTATTTATTTCTAAATAATCTTTTACTCTATTTAGTGTTACTAATGACATTTTTATCTCCTATTTTATTACTATAGTATATTCTCTGATATAATGAAGTAACGTTACTATCTATTTTATACGTTCTTCTATTACTGGATTCTTTATAACTCTTCCACTCATCTAACATTTCGTCTATATTGTAATAATGTCTATTACTTAAATATTTAACTGCTTCTAATTCATCTTTAATTGTTTTAGGTATCATAACATTCCACCTCTTTCATTTTTTAAAAGAAAGAGGGAGGATGTTGCCATCCTCCCTCCTGTTAGTCTATAACAATGTATTATAACTATTAAGTAATAGCTGCTCTAACTACTTCAGTAGTTGTTCCAGTATTAGAACCACCACTATGACTTAGAGTAACAGTACTAACTGGTCCAGTAGTACCATTATTAACGGCCCCACCAGGAGTTAGATATGCATTTGAACTTGTGTTCAATACACTGTAGTTGATAGTTAGGTTTGCATTAGATGCAAAAGCCTTGTCTACCCCGGTAGCGTCAATTCTATCTGCAGTAACTACTGCTAAGTTAGAGTGACAAATAACACCAAATTCGGCGTTACTTAGTACAACATCCTTAAGTCTTAGATTAGCTGTACCGCCTGCGTCAGCAGCGCTACCCATAGAAATACTACCAAATCCAGCAGTTGTTACGCTATTACTGCCTTTAACAGTCATGTTTTCTAAAGTTATTGTATTTGCGGAAGTATTTGATAAAGTTAATCCATTTAGAATTACTTCGTCTTGGTCTCCGGTACCTTTTACCGCTATATTGTCCCAACTAGCTGATACAGCATCGTATGTTCCAGGGTATAGTAGAATAGTAGTTCCTTGAGTTAACGCTGCACTAGGAATATCTCCTATACTTTTGTACTGTGCATTATCAGTTAAATCAGGACTTACTTTGTGAATAAATTTCTGTGTCATTTAAATCCTCCTTGTAAGAATGGAGAGGGAAACTAATCCCTCTCCGTTTAACTTAATGATTACGCACTACGTACTACAGATGCGTAGCTGTATCCACCGCTTGCGATAGTTAGAATAGGTGCGCTTGCGTTACCTGCGGTTGTTAAAGGCTTCATATCAAATCTAGTTGACATGTATAGCGCGGTAACTTCGGTACGAGGCTTATACTCGCTTTCTAACTGCATTGCTCTTCTTTCAGCAATCTTGAACCCAGGCTTATAAAGCATTAATCCAATATGTTCATTAGAAGATCCAGCGTTGTCTAGGAACTCAGTTACTACGATAGGAATACCGTATACTGCTCCAACTGCGCCTGTTAGATAAGTTGCATTAGGTCCGAACTTGTCTACAGTTCTGAAATCAGCTGTCTGTACTAGTTCATTGTATCCTTCAACACTGGTCATAAATACTAAGTCATTTCCTAGCATTAAGCCATACTTACCTAGATTTGCTCTTGCACTAGCAATATCTGCGGGATCAACCTGAGCGCTTGCGCCTGTATTAACACGTAATCCAGAAATATCGTTTGCGTGAGTTACTAGTCCCTTAATAACAGATGCAAAACCTGTACCAGCAGTAATTGCATTGGTTGGGCTAGCAGTAAATCCGGCTAGAGAACCGTCGCCGCGTAAGATTGACTTATCAATAGCGCGGGCTAGTCTTCTTGCAGAACCGGCTCTTAGGAAGTCGATTAGAGGTAGAATAGTATCTTCCTGCTCATCCTTAGCTAGGTGTGTAGTAACCATGAACTTGTGAGGAGTAAATTCTACCGCACTCATTGTGTGCTGGTTAGAAGTAGGAACATTGGTTGCGTCATAAGCGCCTGTAGGGTAAGTACCGTTAGCAAACTGTGCTACGTCTCCATCAGTGTCTTCATCTGAAACAGGAACTCTGAAAGTTTTTGCGTCTACAGTGAATTTATCCAACATAGGAGCAACGATTAACTGCTGTTCCATTTCCTGGAATACTGTGGTTGAGAAGTTGCTTAGGAACTGATCAACAGAGGTAACTGCCTTCATTCTTTCTGCATACTTAGTGGTATTAACTTCAGAATCAGACTTGTTTAGGGCCTTAGCTAGGAAATAAGCATTAGCAATTTCCTTCGGACTAAACTGTTCTTTACTACTCTGAGCTTCCCAGGTTACCTTATCGTTGTTATACGCATTAACCTGATCCTTGTATTTCATAACCTGCTGTTCTAGTTCTTTAACAGTTTCTGCTAAAGAGCTATCTCCATGAATTACTTCGTTATCAATGTGCTTGTTATTCTTTGTATCTAATAATTCTAATAGTTTTGCTATTTGAGAGTCTCCTAGAATTACAGAGGTGGCTTTTTCCACAGTAGAATTGTCTTCAACTTCTTTAGCTTTTGCTTTTGAAGCTCCAGTATCAACTACTTCAGGATGTTCATCATGCTGAGTTGCCATATTTTCGTTCTCCTTTTCAGACATACTATTGTGTCCATATGATTTTAAAAGTATGTTTCTGCTACTGGACGGATTTGTTTCAAGTAATTTTTCTACTGTGTCACAATAGCGTGTAGCTAGTATATAATTGGTATCATTCCAATCTTTACTAGATAATAGGTTAATAGTAGTATTTAGAATGCTATCATTAACATTTGTTTCTTTTTCAGAATATAATTCAAGTAAACTTAAGTTTATCATATTACTGAATTTATTTCTTATTTCTTCTCTATCGTTATCTGTTAGAGACTTTAAATTTTTATGATGGATTACTTCTATATCATATTTGGTGTCTAAATCCCATCTATTAACTAATCCTAAGTCGCTACCCTTAATTTCTACTTTATTTTCTAGTAAAGTATTATCTAAAGACATTTCTGTAAGATTAAACATAGGGTCGGACATAGTAGCAGCTTTAGTAACTGAATATCTAGTACCATTTAAAACTATATTCATTCCTTCTTTAATTCTTCCAGTATCTGCATCCAGTAAATTAAGGAAAGGAATATCTATAGAGTAATCTTCCTCTTCTTCTTCTTCTGTTTTTTCTGATACTTCTTCGATAATTTCTTCCATAACTTCTTTAGAAACTAGTTCTTCTGACTTTTCTGATTCTTCAATTAGTTCTTCATCTTCCATGATGATAACCTCCTTATCAATTGTAGGAATATCTTCCTCAGTCTTAATAGAAGGTCTAGAAGCATTTTTCCAATCTGTTACAGTATGGACATGTCCTTCTACTTCTTGTATCTCAAAATCTTTAACAGAGTGACTATGTGTAACTCCATTATTGGAATAAGTAGATATACCATTACCCTGTTCATCTACTTCAAAAGTATGATAATGATTATCTTCTTGACTACCTATTCCTGCTTTAAAAGAATACATATCCTCTTTATCGCTTATTTCTTTAATATACTTATCATAATCTTCGTCTGTATCAAAAGATTTTCGTATACTAAAAAGACTGTCTTGATTAGCTGGTATACTTACTACACTTATTTCTAGTAATTCTACTCCATGAATGTAGTTAGTATTAGTTTTTCTATCGTGTTTTATTCTTTTAGGATAGAAACCTACGCTAAAAGCTTTTAATGCTCCATCTTCTACTAATGTTTGAATTTTATCCTCTGCCCCTGAAATAGAAGCTTCAATATATAATCCTTTATTATCTACAGATATTTTACTAACTCGACCAATAGGTCTACTTTTGTCATGTTGGTATAAAAGAACAGGATTTCTTCTGAAATTCTTTACTCCATGTACCCATGCGTTAGGTAAAATTATATCATTAGAACGATCTTTAGTAGTAGTATTAGCATAGCCAGCAATCTTTAGTTTTTTACTTTTTGTGCCTACTGATTTTATTTCCATACCTTCAGTAAACATATTAAAAGATTTAGTCATTACTTTGCCTCCTGACTGCTAGAAGAGTCTGAATTACCTTCAGGTCTTCCTCCTAGGCTAGGATTTACATTGCTACCTGCAATATTTTGAGGAACGCGTATGTTATCACAAGCTCCATCTTCCATAGCCTCTAGTCTTAGTTGATCTCTAGCTTCATTAACTGTAGCTATGCCTCCGTTTACTAACATAGTCCAATATTGTGCTTGTGTTTTAGCATCTGGACGTAAGGCTGCTACTGCTAGAATTTCCGGTTTAATAAATACTTCTGGACCCCAGAAATGTGCAAAAGCGCTAGAAAACTGTCCTAAAATAGGAAGAATTGTTAATTGATAAAATAACTTTTCATTTGCTGCTATGTTTGCATTATTACCGCTTTTTAACAATACATAGGGTACTCCTAGAGCCTTACTCATATCTTGTTGTAGTCTGTCAACACTATTCTCAAAATCTAATTCCTTGAAGTTAGTATCACTAAATTTATCAATTTTTAGTCCGCCATCTAATATAGCAGGACTTCTAGAACCGTTGAAAAAACTACTGTAGTTTTGTCTCCATTGCATTAAGGTTCTATCCTTAATTTTTTGACTTAATACGTTATCAGTAGTTAATACTAGACCTGGAACAGCATTATTTTTAAAGAATTGCTGTTGAAAGTTTATTAGAGCATAGTAAGTATTAAATAATCTTTCTAAGCTTTCTAATCTACTTGACCCTCTATATACACTAGAATTATCATCATCTTTTACGTGTATAATTTCATTAGGATTAAATTTTATAGACCCTGAATTGCTAGATCTATTATTACCCGTAGCCCCAAAAATACCAAAATGATCTTCTTGATAAGGATTGTACTCGTAATGTGATATAAAAGATTTTTCATCACCTACTATAGTAACATCATTAGCAGGTAATAAATATAAAGCTCCACCAGTAGTTTCTCTGTCGTAATAGAAAAAGCAATTACCATCAAGTATAAAATCTAGCACCGCTCGTCTGTAAAATCTGGTTCTATCTTCAAAAGGATTAGGATAATTATTAAGTAACTTACTTATCTTATTTGTAGGTCCTCTACCTTCTACTACAAAAGGTACTGATACAGTAGCATTGATAAGCATAGTAACGGCTCTATTGATTATTTCTATTTCTCTATATGCTTGTTGAAAATCTTGAATGTTACTAGGGCTTGCAGTACTTTCCATTCCGAATACTGCTGGATTACTAGGTCCTACCTTTTCAGCTACCCATTGGCGGGCGTTTTGAAACCAACTCATAATGCTTCTCCTTCTGTATTTGTACCCATTTTCTTATTTTAGGAACATAATTATTAGGATAAGTCTGCCCATACAAGTTGTGAAGCAATTCATGATGAACCTTACATAATGTTAAACAGTTTCTGTCAGATAATTCATCAGGGTGATCCTTCATAAAAGAATATCTACTAGTTTTAATAACATTTTCATTATCTTTATCTAGATTGTTCTTATCTAGCCAACTGTTAAATAGTTCGCTCAAACTAAATAAATGATGTAGCTCTAAGCTTTTTTTAGAGTTACATATATAACAAGTAGTTTTTTTCTTGTAGTTTTTCTTAATAACATCACGTAGATACTTTGTCGGAACTCTCTTCAATTTTTTTCCCTTTTTTATTATGTTCTTATATTAACACACTCTTAGAAAACATACTATTTTTTATTTTTTAAAAAACACTATTTTCTTTTTAAAGTAGCCTTATTAGTTTTCTTATTATATTTATATTTGCTAGCAGGATTTCTACTTTGTTTACTAGCTCTACTTTTAGCACGTTGAGCAGCTGTCATTTCATTTCTGACCTTGCCTTTTTTAGTTAATTCTAAAGTGCCCTTTTTTAAAACTCCTGCTTTTTGTAGCTGACTAACTGCTACCGCTCGGCTATTTTTAACACCTTTAGATCTAAGTTGTCTTGTTAGTCTATTTATTATTTTCACCATTACTTGCCTCCATACTGTATATACTACCGCTGTTAACTTTATGAGTATATACAGCATACCTAATAGCGTCACACATATGAGAAAAATCATCGTGCAAAGGTTTTTGGGTTTCTGTTTTAAGATTCCATCTATAGCCAGCTACATCCTGATAAACATCATAACATTCTTCTGATATAATAAACTTATCTTGTTGAATTAAGGTTTGTATATACGCAATACCATCATTAACTTTTTTATTAGATAATTCGCAATAAATATCGTAATCGTGAGCTAAATCTTGTCTTGTTTGAGCAGCAGCACTATCTATATAAATCAATTCTATATTATATTCATCTATCAATTCTTGTATTCTAGTAGCATGTTCGCTAGTAGTAGTTTTATTAGCTTTATAACTATCTAATATATAATGAGTATCTTCTACTACTGCAATTACTACGAAGGCAGTCATGTCTCGGAATCCCATATCCAATCCTGCAATTATTTCTACTCTATAATCTCTAACATCTATATCTATTTCTTTAAGATGTTTTTCATCATTTATTTCGTATATCTGCCCTTCGAAAACGGCCCAGTCGCAATAATATTCTTGCTGAAAAATATCTCTAGGTATAGTTTTCTTAACATCTTCAATATCTTGTAGTCTTAGAAACTTATTAGCACTCCAAGGAAATTTAGCACTACCCCACTCAGGAAATTCAGGATCCTCTCCACGCATAAAGTACCCATAAAGATAATTCATCTTACCTCTAGGAGTACTAATAAATAAAGCTCTAGACCCTTCAAACGTAGATAGAGCAGGACGTAAGTCTCTTGTAAAATACTGATCGTCGGGTATAATAGCTGCTTCGTCTACGATAAGTAAATTAGCGCCACGACCAATTAAGCTGTCTCGGTTATTCGCAGAAAGTAATCTAAAAACACTACCATTAATTAGCTTAACTATTTTATCTTTTTGGTTAAATCGTTCTGTTTCTAATCCTAGTTCTTTAATAAACTCAGTAACATAATCCCAAATAATACTAGATAAACTATAGTTAGGTGCAACTACTGTAACAAATTGATTAGGTTCTAATAATTTAGCTAAAGCAATTACGCTAGCTGCCCAACTCTTTCCAGTACGACGAGCAGATATATGAACCCAGAATCTGTTATTTTCTAGTCCTTCTATTAAACTCCACTGACTGTCATTAAAAGATAATGATTCTCCAGGGTTTTGTTTATTAGGTAATTTTGCTAATAATTTTTCAATAGGTATTTTTATAAATCTATCTTTTGGTTTTTCTGCAATATTATACATTATTTAACTAAAATCTTTCCTAACTTAACTGACGCCTCTCTCAAAATATCACAATACTCTTTTTTTGTTTTAGTCATAGGATGTTTTTTATCAAAAGCATAACCAATCTCCCCAATAAGAAAAGGTGCATGTATAGGTACGCTAAGTACAAATACTTCATCTTGCTGCTTTCTAATATCTAATACTCCAGAATCTTCTGTTTTAATTAAGGTACATAATCCTTTTAAAAAACTAGTATAGTATTCTGTACTTCCTGTAATAGGGATATTAGTATAATTAGGTACTAAACTTGTTTGATTTGAGGCATATTTATCATATACAACAGTAACCGTAGCAAAAGATGTTTTATTATTTTTAGTATATACTACTAATCTAGCTCTTCTAGTATCCGGATTTACTATAAATAAATCGTCAACTATTAAAACTATTTGCTCTATATTTTGATAAGCTTTGTCAACTGTTTGTTCATATCTATCAGAAATTATCTCTCTGTAAGTATTTATTGATATGAAAAATATACTTGCTAATAATAATACACAAGTTAAAGCCATAATACTGTTTAAGGCTATTCTATTATTTACATCTCTTTCTTTTTTATCTAACATTATCTATTCTCTCTATTCTAGGAAGATATGCTTGTACTATACTTACATCTAATTCTGCTCCTGAAAAAGTATAATCTACACTTAAGTAGCCTACTAAATGATTATTAGTAGTTATAGGGCATACTACTACTTCTTTTGTTCCAGACTTATTATACAAATCTCTTAAAACAAAACTATATTTTTCTACTACAATTGTATAACACTGTTTATTTAGTAGTAATTGTAACCCTTGGGGATCAACAGATAAAGGTATTTCCTGCATTATAGCTAAACTACTACTAGTAGCAAAATCTATTTGTTGATGTGTTGCTGAAGAATATAAAAAGCTAATACCGTTTAGACTGCTTTTACCGTTGTGAAATCTATGATAGGTAGCTCTATTAGCACCGGATTCTGTCATTAATTTTTCTAGTTCGAAGTTAATAGATAAACTATTTTTAATATCTGCTTCTAACTCTCTAACTATTTCTTCCGGATCATGTGCTTTAAACGTGTTTATTAAAACAGTGGCATTTTGTATTCCCACATATATAATGGCGAAGCAAAACACTGTAAAAACAGTAATTATGCTGTGAAATATAATTTTATATATAGGAGTTACTTTAAAGTAATCTAATATCTTTCCTACTATTCCTTCAAATTTATTCATTTTATTGTGTTTCTATGTATTTCAGGATCTCTTTAACTAGATCACTTCGCACAACGTCCTCTTTGCTAAATTTTGTAATTCCTACGAACTTACAGTTTTGTAACTTATCTGCACAAAAAGTCAAGCCATTAACATGGCCTCCTAAATCACTTGCGCTTGGGTCTCCATTAATTACTACTTTTACTTCTTCTCCGAATCTAGTTAAGAACATTCGCATCTGATCTACAGTAGTATTTTGAGCTTCATCTAATATGACGAAGCAATCGTTGAGAGTTCTACCTCTCATGTATCCTAAACTAGCTATTTCTATTTCTTTCGTTTCTATCATCTTTGCTACTTTTTTAGGTCCCCACCTAGATTCTAAAGCATCGAATAAAGGTCTCAAATATGGATCTAATTTTTCTTCTAAACCTCCGGGCAAATACCCTATTTTTTCTCCTGCTTCTACAGCAGGTCTAACTAAAATAATTTTCTGAATTTCATTATTATCAAACATCTTACAAGCTTTATATACAGCTAAGAATGTCTTCCCAGTTCCTGCAGATCCTATTCCTATTGATACATATAAGTCCTCTATGTCTTGCATATAAGCAGATTGAGCATCATTTCTAGGTCTAATATTTTTAGTAAAACTCTTGTTCTCAAAAGATTTATTGTTAACAGGTTCTTCTTGTTGTCTATATTTTTTTCCCAAAGTTATTTCCTTTCTTTATGCAGTAAAATACCATAGATTAAGTGTTAAAGGGTTACTCGCTGAGTCACTTAAATCATTAAACTCAGATCTATTGCCTGTTACAGGTCCATCATACAGCTGTATTTCTGTTGTATTCTCTACGACAGCTCCATGTGTAGGAAAAGTATTCCAATTACCAGAAGCAGAAGTCCCTGGAGTTATCGCAGAAGTACTAAATTGAGTATTAGCAGTAAAGGGTAGCCCTGTAATTTTTAACTCACCACTACCCGCACTAACACTACTCGTAACTAAACTCAAACTAACAAAGCAAATATTACCTATTTTAACATAACTACCTTCTTGCACAGAATAAGCAACAGTTTCCCCACCGCCTGTAGCAGTGTACTCCGGATCCCAATAACCCATCTGATAATCACTCATTCTAAAACTAGTATTGGCACCGGGGTCTCCGATAAAAATACCGTCACTGGCAATGTCACCACTAACCTGTAATTTAGTATTAGGATTATTAGTTCCAACACCCATTTTATCAGTACCTGCGTTTACATACAATGCATTAGTATCTCCTGTAGTAGATACCCTAAGATCAGTATCATCAGCCCCAGCATTCATAGAGGTAAGAGTAGGGTCTAATTGAAGGCTAGTAACTGATCCACCCGTCGCAGAAAATACTCTTAAATACATTCTACCTTTATAAGTACCTGTAGTAGCATCCTCCAATTCAGTATAAATATCTGCAATACTTCTGTTAACACCCGCATCATCAGCAGCCTGGAAAGATAATCTACCGTTTAAATCCCCCGAAGCACCTGTTTTAGTTCTTTTAAACACTGCTTCAGGACCAAAATCTCCAACTCCAACATTACTATTTTCAAATATTATATCACTTTGACTTACTATATCATTAATAACGTGAAATTTAGCACTAGGGTTAGAAGTATTAATACCAACTCTATCAGTACCTGCATTTACGTAAAATAAATCACTATCGGTATCACCTTGTATAGCAAAATCAATATCATTACCGCCACTATTATATTCAAATAATCCACCAGCATACCTGCTAAACTCGGTTAAACTTCCGTTTAACATAACACTCTCAATTAAGGTAGCATCTTCAGTAGTTTCAGTAACATCTGCTATTTGTATATCAAACTGATAATTAATAAAACTATTAGCATTATCATTATTACTAGTAGCTACAAAACTATAAGTAAAATCCCCATCATCAGGGTTCCCACTATTTTTGAATGCTTCAAAAACGGCAGCGTTAGCTAAACTTTCTCTAGTTTCTATTTTCAGTACAGTATTACTAGTACCTGAACGAATATGTAAGTTAGCTTCTAAACCAGTTTCAACCCCAACCCCTACAGATGCGTTAGCGTTATCTGCATGAAGTAGATTTCTGATATCAGTATTGAAACCACCTAATAATTTACCAAACCTAGTTAACCCCATGCCACTCTCCTGCACTATCAAAACTCAATGTATTTATCCATTGATAATCTAAATCTTTATAGTGTACTAATTCGAACTGTCTATTATCTAACACATAAGTATCATTACTCAACTGTAATCCACATACTGCATGACCAATATCTGTTTCAGTTATACAAGTTAAAAACAATATATCACTATTATTAACTCCATAGTATTGTAATAATTTACCACAAGTCAAAGCAAACCCATCACAATCATCTGTAAAAGGTCTATTCTCTATTACTGCTGCGTGATGACTTCTCCAGTCCTCAACTTTATCATAGTTATCTTTATCTTTAGCATAACTAAAAAGATTATTCACAGTACTAAATACATTATTAGCTATTTTCAATTTATCTGAATCGTTCACCGCAAATCTCCTCTAGTCTAATTTTCTCATCAACACAATTACCTATTTGACCAATGCTTAACATATTTTTCTTCTCACCAACTTCTAATCTACCTCTATTTTCAGGCTCTACGGTACTACAACCAATTAAAACTAAAAATAAACATACTACTAACCATCTCATTCTAATAAATCTCCCATTAACTTAGAGTAGTTATTAACCTGTATAGCTACCTGAGGTCCTTCTTTCTCTTTAGGTCTAATAGATTGTTCTACTTCACCAACATGTTTTAGCCAGTCTAATAGATCTTTCTTACTATAAACACCTGTTTCCTCTGCTTCCTCTAATTTTTTATCAATAACTTTATTTATTAAACTTAATCTTTTTGCTCTATGAGCATAACCTTGATTTAATAAAACATTATTGATATACGTTGCAATTTCTTTCTTACTTAAAAGACTTGTAACTAAATCTTCACTAACTCCATAAATCTCACTTAACGTATCAATACTTTTACCAGCTAAATGATCATTAGCAATAGCTAAATATACAGGATCCAATTTAGGAGCCTCTAAGCTTTTAGTGATATTAGTTTCTATATCGTCAGGACTTATAATCATATTATTCTCTTTCATAACTTATCTGTGCCTCTATATTAACAACCCCAAACGGTTCCATTAATCCTTCATCTGTTTCTAAAGTATGTATTCTACTATCTACAACACATAAGTCTCTAGCTCTATATCTAAAGTTATTTACTATATATTCTAAATCGTCTACTAACTTTTCTGCTTCTGTTATAACATCGTCTCCATCCCTAACATAGCCTCTAATAGAAACTGCCAATACACCATATTTTACTCCGCCTCCAATATGTGAAATACTGTCAACGGAGTTATATACGCATACGCTTGGAAAATCATTAAGTTCATCAGCGAACTTATAAGCATCAAAGGCGTTGTTATTTATATTAGTTTGGAACGTGTAAGGGCTGCGAAAAGATAATTCACTAGTATCTACACCAGCATTTATTAACTTCAATGTGTCCACTAAACGATTTATAATTTGCTTTCTTCTCATAATATTTATCTTAACTAATTTTTCATCAGACCTCAAATTATATTTTTTAAATTGTTTGCCAGATATACCTTTTTCTATTAAAATACATTTAGAAAGGAAAAAAATACATGGATAGATTGAAAAATAAGTTTTATGATTATCGAAGAAAAGCACGTTGCACAATACACTGGTTATATTGCGCTAGACAGACAGGAAAAACAACCTTAGTTAACCATTTAAGAAATAGTTATAAGTACCTAGATACCATATTCATAGATGGAGATGTTGACTTACGAACTAATAAAAAGGTTAAAGATTTAGCACACAATATTTCACATTACAGACCCGCAAATGTTTACATATTTTTGACTCCAGTAAGAGATCTAGCAAACAGTTCTATTTTTAGTGACGAGTTAAAACATTGGAAAGTACCTTTTAAATATAAAATAGTTCAAGGTTTTTGTATACATGAAGCGATGGAAAAAGTTAACGAATACAAAAAAACAATGCCAGAAGAAACCTATAGAACAGAGTTTCTAGCTGAATTTCCTACAGAAACTAGGTTGACTATAGATCCTAATAAAGTAGAGATAGCTAAACTTCCAACTGAATTTCCAGGAGCCGGATCGGGTAGATTGAAGTCGGCGAATATAGACAATACATTGTCAACCCCTATCGACATGGATACTATATCAAAATTCATGGCAAGTTTTGAGGGTTGTTCAAACATTTACAAAGCAACATTACTCAGAGATTACTTAGATCGAGTGATAAATCGCGAAAATAATCAAGGAAGCCATAAAACATACACATGAAGTGGAGAGACGATGACATTAGTAATTGCTAAAAAAATTAATAATAAAATTTTTATGATGAGCGACAGAATTGCTGCAGATAGCAGGTCTGGTAGTTACCACACCATAGAGACAGATAAAATAATAAAAATCGGAAAGTGGTACGTAGGATATTCGGGGTCATTTATCTTGGATGATATTTTTAGATATAGAATGTGTCATAGTAGTTTTGACAAAATTAATTTACGTCATACTCATAAAAAGATAGTGCCAGCTATAAGAGACATGATGGTAGAAGAAAAACAAACTAAAGAAACTAGCGGCCATCTAGAAATGGATACTTTTCCGTTAATATTAGTTAATCGTAAACGTATACATATTTTGCAAGAAGATTTCAGTTTACTAACAGTAGATTATGCAGCAATAGGTTCTGGACAACCTATGGCAGACGTATTATTATCTGAAACAGACATGAGCCTGCCAAAAATTATTAAAAAAGTAAGCAAGATAAATTGCTTTGTGAAAGGAAGGAGTGAATTGTATGAAATTTAAAATAATATATAAAGATACAACTAAGGTAACTACTAAATCTAAGTCATATGACTTGGTAGAAGGATTTTTTTGGTTTGACCATTTAACTGTATCAGCCTATTTAATTGATAGAATAGTAGCTGTATAACTATTCTATTAACTTCAACGTAGATTGAATGTGGTGGAGATGTTTTAGCAAAAATCCCTGTAAAAAGTTCGGGGAAATGGGTGTTCTGGAAATCCACAACCCTGGGTGGTAAAACCGCCCTATGCGTCAGACGCATACCTCCAGGCGTATCCCCCAGCTATGCATCAGACGCAGGACTGGAAGGTATGCAATTTCTGCATACCTTCCAGTCCTTCAAACGGAAATGTCAACAACGGGTTTGATATATTCGTAAATTTTGACTTGACGCAATGCCTTTCCATATGCTGCTGTTGCTGTCGCGGCGTTGACCGATATGGTAGTGACAAAATCTCCAGCAGCGCTAATCACGTCAAAACAGTAAACCCCGTTTGTGTTTTTCTTCATAGCGAGAATGGACATAGCAAAACCTCCAATTGATGACTTAGGTATCATGCGCCTAAAATTTTCAGGCGTCAACCCTTATCCATGAATTATTTCGTCCACTATCAGATACACGCCACAACTTACTATCACGATGACGAACACTCCCAGAGTGATGAGTGCAAGCGTTCCCATTACGCCACCAACTCACGGCGGCGTTTCTGGTCAGCAGTTTCCTTGCAGATGCAGAAAGAAATCTGAGGACGATGGACACGCAGGAAGTGAAAGCCATCATGCTTGGCGCGGAGGATTGTAGGGTTCACGTCAAACACGGTCAAAGCCAAGACCAGCAACACGGACACGCTCAAAAAATAATCCATAACTCAATTCTCTATGTGATTTCCTAACTTCATAATAAAGTAATCCCTGGCGAACACAACTATTATATTTGAGAACCGTTCTTAAAAACGGCACCGGATTTTAGACGGATTTCCTCACTAGCAGTATCTCACAAAATA